TCTTTTTCATATTTACTGGAATAATCGATTTAAAATATTCATTATCAATCTGATAATAGATGATACGGTTTTCAAAATCATATTGAATATTTGGATTAAAAATTTTACGTATATCTTTTAATACTTTTTTAAAATGTAATTGAGGAGGAATAATTATATATTTTTTATCATTATTATAGGTGGAACGGATTAATCCTATTATTCTCATTGATATATTAGAGGGGATATGATCGATTGTTTTTGGAACATATTTTGTGGCCAATAAATCTCCTTCTTTTATTTCATTTGCTTTTTTCCAATAGAATTGATTCTTTTCGCAGACAAGAAAAGGATGTAATCCTGAAGCCTTAATCGTCCTTTCCGAATTGAGAGTGATCTTATATAATTCTTCAGGCATCGTTTCAAAAAAATTGTGGATATAACTTTTTTCTTTTTTAAAAGTTTCAAGATTAATCGTTGTAATCTGTGTTTTCAGATGTTTCAGTTCTGCTATCGGAACCGTGGATATATTATCTGATAATAAAATTTCAGTATCTGGAGTCAAACAATGTCCTTCGTGTGTTTCGAATGGACAGATATATCCGATTTGAGATGTATGTAATTGTCGAATCTTTGTATTTTTTCCTTCTTTACCGATTGGAATTAATATTCTTCTTAAATGACTTTGAAACGAATTGTACGTTAACCGACTTAAAATTTGTGAAACTCCTGTTCGAATATAATTAGATTTTGGAATTCCCCAATTTCCAGTTGAAAAACAATGTTTAATTCCTTGGGAAATTATATTATTCCTGCCCATCACTACTAATATATCATGTCGTTTAGCGAGTTGAGGTTGCATGCTCCGTACGAATCTCTTGAAAAGTGTTCTGAACAATTCCGATATTAGATGTCCACTCGCTTCTAGTCGTTTATTGTTTATGTGATCTCTATCATCAATCGATCTTTTTTTTACAAAAGTAAAGAGTAATTTGGATAACATATGTCCCAAGAAAAAACCTTTCTGAGACTTTGAACTTATAATTCCTAAATGAGGAAAAAGTTCATTATTAAGAATTTGATTAATATAATAAAATTTTCGTTCCTTTGATAATGAATGAATAGAAAATTGTGCTATATAAGATATCGCTTTTTCTTGTGTTGAAATAATTGTAAAATCTTTTATAATATTTTGGGCAATTTTTGAAATAATAGGGAAATTTTCATATTCATTTTTAAGATTAAAATCTAATATGTCTACGAGTTCTTCTTTTGAAAAATCAAAAGCCTTGAATATATATCCTAATGGAATATCTTGTGAAACGTAGGGGATCTGTAAAAAAACTTTATTTTCAATGTGATTCGTCAGTTTCATTTGTAATAAGACAGAATGTCCTGTTTCTTCAGACATACTCCGAACCTCAGCTATCATTAAAAATTTACTTGCTGATTTTGTATCAAATATGTGTACGATATTATAATTTATCCTTTCTTGCGACACTAATACTCTTTCTTTTCCTTTGATAATAAAATATCCACCATTATCGAATTCGCATTCACCCAAATCTATTTTTTGTTGTTTTGTTTTTCCGTATAGATTACATTTAGATGTTCCAATCATCATGGGTATGCGCGCTAAATTGATTTTATAAAATTCTTGTACATTTGATTCATTGATAATTTCGTTATTTGAATTTTTTTGAGTTATGAATGTTCTTATATTAACAGATATTAAACTTGAATAGGTTAAATCTCTTAAACGAGCCTCATTTGGTGTAATATATCGGATTTGTCTATTTTCATCAATGATATAAGGTTTATCAACGAATATTTGTCCAAAATGAACATTATAATATTTATTATCACCAATCTGGATCTCAATAATCGGTTCTTCTTCTATGATTTTTGAAAGACGATGATTAATAAAAAAATCATAGGATTTTATTTGTAAATAAGATGAATCATATTTTTTTAAATATTCTGAGGCTCGTTGAAATACTAATGCTTCAAATTCATTTTCTTTCATTGCTATTTTTCATTAAAAACATTAATTGAACAAGATCAATTTTTGTAAAAAAAAACTATTCATGTTTTTTTTTTTACAAAAATATATTTTTTTAATTATTAGATACTTATGACAACCAAAATTAGATTTAGGAACGGTGATCGTTATGAAGGTACCGTTAATGAGTTTGGTATACCAAACGGTCAAGACAAATTATATTTTCCGGACGGTTCTCGCTATGAAGGAAATTTTGTAAATGGTAAATCAAGCGGGCAAGGAAAATTATATTTGGCAAACGGTATATTATTTTGCAGACGGTAATCGCTATGAAGGAAAATTTGTAAATGGTGCATCAAACGGACAAGGAATTTTATATTTTGCAAACGGTAATCGCTATGAAGGAAAATTTGAAGACGGTCTGCAAAACGGTCAAGGCAAATTATATTTTCCGGACGGTTCTCGCTATGAAGGAAAATTTGTAAACGGTCAACGATCAGGAAAAGGAAGTGCATATTCGGCAGACGGTACACTTCGATTTGAAGGAAATTTTGAAGACGATCAACCGAACGGACAAGGAAAATCATATTTGGCAGACGGTTCTCGCTATGAAGGAGAATTTTTAAATGGTAAACCAAACGGACAAGGAAAATCATATTTGGCAGACGGTTCTCGCTATGAAGGAGAATTTTTAAATGGTAAACAAACCGGAAAAGGAAAAAATTTTAATGCAAACGGTACACTTCAATATGATGGAAATTTTGAAGACAATCTACCGAATGGACAAGGAAAATCATATTTGGCAAACGGTACACTTCAATATGATGGAAATTTTTTAAATGGTAATCCAAACGGACAAGGAAAATCATATTTGGCAGACGGTACACTTCAATATGATGGAAATTTTTTAAACGGTCAACGGAACGGACAAGGAATTTTATATTTTGCGGACGGTAATCGCTATGAAGGAAATTTTGTAAATGGTTTACCCAACGGACAAGGAAAATATTATTTTGCAAACGGTTCTCGATATGAAGGAGAATTTGTAAATGGTCGACCTAACGGACAAGGTAAATATTATTTTGCAAACGGTAATCGCTATGAAGGAGATTTTGTAAACGGTCAACGGAAAGGACAAGGAATTAATTATAATGTAGACGGTTCTCGCTATGAAGGAAATTTTGTAAACGATCGACAGACCGGAAAAGGAAAAATTTTTAATGCAGACGGTACACTTCAATATGATGGAAATTTTGAAGACGATCGACCGAACGGACAAGGAACTGAATATAACCCTGACGGTTCTTCCTATATTGGTTATTGGAGAAATGGTTTACGTAATGGAATTGGATATTTTATTGATACAAATCTAAAATTTCGACAAGAGTATAACATGGGAAATCTTATTTCTAGTGTGGAAATATTTGGACCATCCGGCGCATAAAAAGGATCCTTATCCTTTTATGATCCGAAAGAATACATGAATGTTTTAGTATTTCGTAGTGTGAAATACAGATAATTTTTTGACACTATGAAGGAAAGGGAATTGAGTGGATGAATATAACAATCTCCATTTTTACGAGAATTTTAGGGAACGTAGTGATTCTGAAATCTAAATCTTTTTTTTTTAATAAAATCGATTCTGATCTCTCTTTCATGAATCTACATTATTTTTGGAAAAAAATACGTATTTATATTTTAAATATATTATTAAAAATGGATAAAAAACAGAACTTTCAAACGATTCCTAATCAATTAAAAATTCAACAATTGTATAATAGATTCAATATAGAACAATTAATTCATTTATCAAGAGTCAATAAACAATTAAAAAAAACTTTAGAACCTATTATTCGAAATAAATTGAAAACTGTTTATAAACTGGATATACTTAATTATAATCTACTATTTAATAATTTAAATAAGAGGTCCGAACCACCGGATGATCCATTTGTTTTAGAAAAAATTTATGATTCTTATGACAATAAATCACTGTTTATCAGATTTTTAGTAAAATATATGAAGATTCGTGCTAAATCATTTTCTAAAAAAGAAGAATTTTTATATAGATTACAAAGGAGATTTCATAATTCGTATAAAATTAATCAAATATTAGAAAATATGGTAAAAAAAATTCATTTGTATATAGATTAATTTCATAAAGTGACTATTTATCGTATCATAATCCAAATTATGATAACCATGTGGATACATTAATCTTTACTGTAAAATTTACCTTAAGATGAAGTTTTCGATTCCATAACGCCAGCACCAAGTCCATTATCAATATCATCTTTTTTTAACCATCCAATTGATTTCCACTGAGGTAATCCTAATCCACATGGATTTAATCCCCAAAATTTATCCCCCTCTTTTCGAATAATATAATCCTCATTATTACAATTTCTCAGTTCTGGTAAAGGAAATGGTGGGATTCTAGGCGGAACAATGGTACCCTCAATATCATACAAAAATAATTGATTAGTATTATTACTAGATGTTTGGGCATTAAAAATCTCTTCTAAAAAATTTTTTCCATGTGTGATGAATTTATCTCCATAAAAAGTTTTCATTAATGCGTATTGAATACCAAAAAATATCGTGGAATATAGCGTTCCTTTTAATTTTTTATACAATGGGAACCAAAAAGGTCCCGTATAATGAGAAACGTGCGGGATCCTTATTTTATTTTTATAATCCTCTGGCAATTTAGCATCATACAGGCTTATGTACTCGGGAGGATTTAATTCTGCACATGTACTTGAATAGAATCCGGATGACGTATTCTCATAACATTGAATAGTGCTTTCTTCAATATTTAAATTTATTCCACCCACAAAACATATAAAATTTTTGGTAAAACAAAAAGGAAAATATTCTCTTATTCCAAAACTTAATAAAACATTATCTTGAATCCAACCATAATCTCCACATGAGAAAAACATTTCAACATTGATCTTTGGTATTTTTTCTTCATCGATTGGAACACAAGAATTTAGATCTAAATCCTCGGAAGTTACATCACTCAAATCGACAATTTTTCCTTCCAATAATTGCTGGTAAAATAGAGTATTACTTGGATCTAATGTGTTTGGTGAAAGAATATTTTTATCACTTATACATATTCCATCAGGATACTTGGTTTGGAAAGCGAGTAAACTATCCCTAAAAAATATTATGTCTTCCAAAGAAAGGTTAATTGATAATCTTAATAATGTCACCTGGGCTGTTGGTGATAAACTAAAAATCAAATTCAATGAATTTTGTGCCCTATCAGAAACTGCATCTTGAACTCTATCGGTATTCAACATGCTTGGAACCTCAACAATCAACCCTCCAGAATAATCTGAAAAGTCTTTTTTCCCATCATATATTTCTATATTAAAATCAGATCTCCCATATTCTTTTTGATATTGAAAATTTACATATTGATTAATTTCTTCAATAGCATAATCTGCATCATAGGTCACGAGAAATATTTGAGGCTTTAGGCGAGAAAATAAAGGAAGATTTTTTTTATCTCTTTCATTTAAGTCCTCTGGTAAAGAAAAATATCTTTGTTGCGCAAATAAAGGGAACAATTTTTCAGATCCTAATTGTTGATTCCAAGCGTTTTCATAGGCAAAGTCCATTTATTGTATAAAAAAAAAAATTAATTAAAAGTTGGATTTGGTTGTAATTTATGAATGATGGACAATTTAAATTGATCCACAGTAGTCCAATCATCTAATAAAAGTCCATGGACATCACCCGAATTCGGACCTAAACTCCAAAAGAAGGTGTTGCGCATATTATTTTTGATGAGATAATTTGCAAAAGTGGTCATCCAGGGCGCATCTAAATCCGTTATTCCACCATATTCTCCTATTATATAGGAAATTCCCATATGTGCAAGGTATCCAAAAGAATTGTCCCAATCTTGGTATAGTTGATAAACATTATAGATATCTATATTCGATACTACACTTTTTCCATAACTATGAGCGCTATACACTAATCTTCCTTTCACTGAATCAGGAATATTTATTGGGAAATATTGAACTTGAGAAAGATCTTTACCCCATCCTATACCTTCAACCAAATATAACCATGTGTTATTTGGATATCGTTCTTCAAATTTGGGTATCGCCGATTCAACAAAATGGTTCCAATCCGTTCCTGGATTAGAATTTCCCCATGTCGCAATACCATGAGGTTCATTCAATAGATCGATGGCTATTAAATTTTTATGTTTATGATAACGATCTAATATCGCAAACCACGTTTCAAAATATGTTTCAGATGTAAACATATTATCTGTCGGTGAATACCACAATTCGGATATATATTCTTTGTGTAATCGATGTAAATCTAACATTATTTTTATGTCTCTTTCTTCAGCAAGTTTAAAGAGATAATCTAAAATCTCAATCGATTTTTTATGTTGACAATTTGGATCGGCTGAAACGAATCCATCATAAGGATAAAGATCATAATTATATTTTATCCATTCGGATGAATATGGGATCCGTAAGGTGTTCACTCCACTGTCTTTGATCAGATCTAAATAAAAATCCACTGGATGCTCCCATAACCCATTTATGACAAAATCCTGAGTTTCAAATCCAAACCAAGATAACCCGCTGAGATTAAATCTTTGATGTTTATTATCGTATATTATTCCATTATCGATTGTCCAAGACTTTATCGATTGAATATAATAAATCATTATTAATGAAAATATTGAGGATATAAATTTCATATTTTTATAATACAAATTTATTTTTAAATATTTATAAAAATAAAATGTTTAGGTTTTATGATTCGAATAAATTACCTATAATAACTTGTCCATCAATTACATTCAAAAATAATAAAAAAGAAAAAATCAACGTTTCCGATTGTAAAAAATTATTTATAAAAAATTTTGATAATCCATCATTCATGTATTCTTTATCATGCTTTATTGAATGGTTGTTATATTCTAATTCCCCAAGTTCTAAAGAAGAAATTCCCATTATCAATAATAAAAAATATTTTTCACAAACTAAAGCAATAGCAAAAGGGACCACATCCAATATTATCGATGCCGAATTTTTAGAAAATGTATTCCCCATTATTATAAAATCACCCCTCCATCCTCAAAATTATATGGATATTATTCATGAATACATTATTGCTAAATACGGTACAAATAATTTTAGAAATTTATGTCCTAATTTTTCCTATACAATGTCTATATATTATAATAATAATTATAATCTTAAATTAATTCAAGAAAAAATTGTTGGTCCAACTTTTAGAGATTATATTTATGAATTAATTTATAAAAAATTTGATAAAAATTTAGCATTTGAATTTCTACAAATATTTATTCAAATAGTATTGGCCTTGGAAATATCTCAAGAAATTTCTTATTTTACTCATTTTGACTTGCATGCTGAAAATGTATTACTTAAAAATTTATCTGAAAAATTACCGGTATTAGAATTTCAAACGTATAATTTGATTTATTCTCTTAAAAATATAAATAAAGTACCGATCATTATTGATTACGGACATGCTTGTACCATGCATGATAAAGGTTTTATCGGAAAAACAGGATATAATTCCTATGTAGAGGTAGGTATGTATTCATTTTATGTACCTGGTGCTGA